GAGTAGTCGAGCCGACCGGGAAGCCCTTTAGCATGTTCTGATCCAGCTCCGGATAAGCCTTGTTCCCGTTGCCATCACGCAGCGCGGCCAGCCAGCGCTTGGTCCGCGGCGCCATGACAAACCCCGGTGAGGTCATGTTGGAGTTGGCGTTCTCCAAGCGCAGGATCAGGGCGGACAGCGCGAACTCAACTGCTTCCAGGGTTACAGCTGCCGGTGCTGCGAACACGTTGAAGGCGGGCGCCCAGAAACGCAGGCCCTTGGGCAGGTTGCCGGTACCGGCACCGCGCAGGAAGGACAGGTCTTCCGCCAGAGCCACCGAGGCAGTGAGGTCGTTCACCACCAGGCGGTCTACGTTGGGGTTGGTACCCGAGTACCCCAGCAGGTCGTTGCTGATCGGAACCAGTGCCGCCAGCTTCTTCGACGACAACTTGAGGTCGTCGAACTGCATGTCTGTGGCAGGCATATCCTCTTCAGTACCGATGTACCCCACCACCGCGCCGCCCTTGATGCGCGGAACAGTGAGGTTGCCATTCTCCAGTGGCAGCGAAACCGCCCCGAGCTTGCGAACCACCGACTTTGGCCGGAGCAGCTCGATGACTTCACTGGAGAAGTTCTGCGGCACCAGCACCCCACCAGCGCCTGGTGTCACGGTGCTGAGCGCCATGGCGATTTCAGGGTTGTAGCCCGAGTCGGCGGCCAACTTCGCGGCTGCCTGCTGATCGCCGCGGGAAGCGGCCAGCACGCGGACCATCTGCGCCATGTTGGCACCCGGCACCGGCTTGGCCGTGTATGGGCCGCTGATGCTGCCGGGCGGGCCGTTCAGGCCTTGAGCACCTTCATTCACGGGGACCGCACTCGCGGTCGCCATACGCTCGGCCGCTTCGGCGCGCGCGAGTTTCTCCGTCAGCTGGTTGAACTGGGTGCTGAGCTGCTCGAACTGTGAGAGCTGCTCCGCGCTGAGCGCAGTACCAGCGGCCTCCAGCTGGGCCAGGGACTGGATCTGACCATTGATAGTGGCGCGTTCGCTACGCAATTGAGTTACGAGGGACATGCTGCCTCCTGGGCATAAAAAAACCGCCATCAGGCGGTTGTGGTCACTGCCGCGAACGCGGTCAGAGTTGAGACTGAATGGCGAAGGCCGAGGCCCGCACGCTGATGCGCTGCTGTGTTTGCGGGCCCTGACGCTGCGCACGACTGAGGGCAACCGCACGCGAGAGGTTGTCCACCGCAAGTTGCGGCGACTCCAGGCGGTCGGCCAGGCCGATAGCGATGGCGGAGGAGCCGCGATAACAGGCAGCCTCGGTGGCGATGATGTCCGCAACATCACGGCCGCGGTATTCGGCAACGTGGGTCGTGAACAGCTGATAGCTTTCTTGCACGACTTCGTTGAGCACTTGCAGAGATTGCTCGGTAATCGGCTCGTTCGGGCTCAGGTCATTTTTGTGTGCGCCGGCAAAGACCGTTGTGACCTTCACACCCATGCCTTCGATCATCTTCGAGCGATCCATGTGACTGGCCACCACACCGATGGACCCTACACCGGAGGTCAGGCTAACCACGACTTCAGTGCAAGCAGACGCAATCAGGTAACCCCCTGAGTACGCCATGAAGTTAACCAGGCCGGTGATTGGTTTGATCTTGGTCGCGGCCCGAATGTCCGCCGCCAGTTCAAAAGCGCCGACGGCGCTGCCGCCTGGGCTGTCAATGTCGAGCACAATGTGTTCGACCATGGGGTCAGTGATGGCCTTATTCAGGGCTGCTCGCAGCCCTTCATAGCTGGTCATGGTCTCGCAGGCGTTCAAGTGGCTGCCGCGACTCACAAGAACGCCATGGACGGGGATCACCTCCACACCCGTCTGGGCGATGGCGGCGCGGCGCTGTTCTTCGCGGCGATCCTGCTCAGCCTGGTAGTCTTCATCGTCATAGAACATCGATGGATTGGCTGCAGCGCCGCCCATGTTCAGATTGACGATGTTCAGGCTCATGGTCTGGTTCGCCCAGCGCACTGCCAGGTCCAGCATGTCGGGTGTAGTCAGTAGCGGCTGGTTGAACAGCAAGCTGGCAGCGCGCAAATGTCGTTTCATGCGGCAAGCATCCTCAGGATGTCGTCGCGCTGCTGTTCCAGCTGGGCGCGGACGTTGGGGTTAGTCATGTCGGGCAGGTCATTGGCTACGTCGGTCATGTTGAGCGGCTGCAGATAACTGTCGCCGTTGGCAACGGGCGGCATGTTTTCCAGGCGCCGGATGTCGTTGATCGACAGCCACCCCCACTGCCGGCCAATTGCATAGGCGTCGTAGCGGCTTTTCTGGTCGCCGCGCAGCAGGCCAGAGAGGTTGAACTCGATGAAGTAATCCCGCCGCTCCGAAGGCAGCAGGAAATCGCGCATCATGGCTTGCTCGTGGCGCTTCACCCAGGGCATCAGGGCGAAGATCACGTACTGGATCAGCAGCTGTTCAAGGCTGTTGTAGCTGGCCTTCTCCAGCTCGTTAATCATGTGCGGCGGAATCTTGTAGATCCGGGCGATATCGAGCCCGGTGGCCTTGAGGATACCCAGCAGCTCGGCGTCGACGTTGTTCATCGACACGGCCTTGAAGGTCATGCCTTCCTGCAACATCGCGACCTTTTTCGCGTTGTCGATCCCCGAGAACTTGTTGCCCCACTGATCGAGGATGCGGTCAATACTGGACTGCTCCTTGATTGGCGGTGCCTCTTTCGGGCGCTCAATGACACCACTCACCGCAGTGCCGTTGGCAAATGACTTGCCCGCGTACTGCCTCACAGCCTGCGCCAGGCCTACGGCATCGGCGTGCAGCTCAACCGGAGAGAGGCCGGTGTAATGGTTCTTCGTGTGCCAGCGCACATGATGAATCAGCCGCATGGGTAGCGGGTCGTGCCCACCAACCCGGTAGACGGGGAGCAAATCCCCCCCTTTGAGGACTGTCACCTTTTCGTTTCGCAGCGGGTAAAGGGCTTTCACCGAACCGTCGTCGTTGCGCTCGATGAAGCTGTAGCAGTTCCCTCGCAGCCCCAGGGCGAGCTGGCCGGATTCTCGGTACTCATAAGGGGTTTGCCAGGGGTTCGGCTGATAGCGCAGAACATCATAGAGCGGATGTGCCGTTGCCGACTCACGCTTGCCATCACCCAAGCGGCGATACAGTTCAAGTGGTAACTGGCCTACGCTCTCCGCCAGCAGCGTGACACACGTCTGCAAGACAGTAATTGCCAACGCGCTGTCTGGTGTGACCGTTACTCCGGCTGCTGAGCGGCTAGACCCTACCCCGCGCCGCCAAAAACTACTGCCGCCATCCGAAACCAGCCCTTCATTGCCGCCAAGAAGATTGCTGAAGAACATAATCAGCCTCCTTCTGGGCTGGGTTTGAGAGGTACTCGGGCTGCGGCTTTGTCGGCCAGCCAAGCCCAGCCGATCAGGCCCAATCCGGCAGAAATGAGCGCAGCGGGCACATGGATCAGGGCGATCCCGGCGACCAGCAGGCCGAAGCCAACCAGCCCGGCAACCCACGCAGCGATTGCAATGGTGTTCAAACCCCTACTCCTTCGTCGTAAATGGAACTGCCGCTGCTGCCGGAAGACACTGCCCCACTGATGCCGGTCGCCATGATCGCGGCAATGATTCCGTCTATTCGGCCCGTTGCCTTTGCCTTGTCGGCCTTTCGGTTGTTTGCCGGATCGGAGACAATCACCGCGTTACCGGCGCACCAGGTCATTACTGGATTGCCATCGTGCCGCAGAGACTCCACCGCCTCAGCCGGCAGCGCATCATCGAAAAACTCCGCCGCGCCACCCTCTTCCTCTGGTTGCTGCTCGATCATGCCGAGCAGGCGCCGCTCAAACTCGTCTACCGCCGGCCCCATATCCTTGAAGCCCTGCCCGAACTCAACGAGCTCAGGCAGTGTGATGTCGTACTCGCTCATCAACTGCCGCATGTCTTCAATGCGCCAACGGTCAAAGGCGATCTTGTCCACCTGGAAGAAGTCACAGATAGTCTGCAGCCGACGCAACACATGCAGCTTGCTGATGGCGCGCCCTGGCGTCGTTTCCAGATCTCGCGATTTAATCCACGCCGCGTAAGGCACCTTGTCGCGGGCTTCGCGCTTGTCGAGCTCGTGGTCGGGTATCCAGAAATACGGCAACAGCCGCCAGTGCGGATCCTCGTATGTCGGGTAGAACAGCAGGACAAATGATGTCAGGTCCGTCGTACTGGACAGGTCCAGTCCGCCAACGCTGGGACGATTGCGCAACAGCGACATCGGTACGCGTTCTTCAGCCTGGCTCCAGACATCCCAGGAGATCCACGGCGACTCAGCACCAGTCCATTCGCAGAAGTTGAGGCGCCGCACCATGGCTTCCTTGCTCGGCATCCCCCGAGCTTCGGTCACCTGTTCGCGCAAGTACTTCATGCCCGGAAGATCAGCATCCTGCAGCGAAGGGTTCGACTTGAACCAGCAGCTTTCGTCCTGAATCGGATCATCACCCTCGTCCAGCGAACAGATATAGGCGAAGAATCCGTCATCAGTGAGCGCCCCAGATGCAACCCGGGAGCCGTACTCGTGGTATTCCCAGCAAGGGCCGCGCTTGTTCGAGCCGCTGTTGGTGATCATGAAAATGAGCGCCTGCTTCCGGCTCTTGGTGCCGGCGCGCATCATCTCCACGACCATGTTGGTCTTGTGCTCGTGCACTTCGTCGATCAGCGCCATGTGTGGCCGCGGACCAGACTGACCATCGTCCGAGCTGATCGGTCTGAAAAACGATCCTGACTTGAGATAGGCCAAGTTCCAGATGTTCTGGCCGGTGCCGCTGCAGACCAGGCGCTTGGTCAACTCAGGCGATTGCTGCACCATCGCCACAGCATCCCGGAACAGGATCATGGCCTGATCTTTTTTGGTCGCGGCAGCGTAGATCTCGGCGCGTGCCTCGTTGTCCGCGATCAATCCGGTCAGCCCCACCCCGGCGGCCAGGGGCGATTTGCCTGAACCCTTACCGCTCTCGACGTAGACGACCCGGAAGCGGCGATAACCGTCACTGGACTTCCACCCGAAGATGCTGCCGACGATAAATTTCTGCCAGGGCAGCAGCTCGAACGGTAGCCCTTCAAACTCTCCACCGTTCAACTTGAGGACGGTGCGATAGAAGCGAATAGCTTTGTTGGCCGCATCCAAGTCCCAGGT